GGCGGTGCCTTCTTAGAAATTTGGTATGACAGCCCATCGGGCACTTATTCGTATGCTGTCGGTTCGGGGGGCTCTGCCGGTAGTCAAGGCCAAAATGGAGCTGCCGGCGGCACAGGCGCGGGCGGTATCGTAATCGTTGAATCATTTAGATAAGTGAAGGAGGTAATAGGATGCTACAAGTAAAAGGATTAACGGACATTGAAGTAAACAGGACAAAGGTGATGGCTGAAACTCTTGTTGAATATTCGGCCGCGGTACTCAATCAGCAAGAAGAAATAAGGGCGTTAAAAAAACGCAACGGAGAACTGGAAGCTGCCCTTGATAAAATAATAGGAGCGCAAAACAATGCAGTTTCAGATAGCAGCGGCAAGCATAGCTAACGGCGGCACGACCATAACATGTACCGGCGCGACGCTGATAAACAATGTTTACCAGGGAAATGTCGTACAGTTTTACGGCGAAAACGCCTTTTACTATGTTGCCTCTAACCCGACGGACAACATCAGCATACAGCTTACGGCGCCGTACCAGGGAACGGCCAAAACAAACGTCGCGCTGAACGTATGGCGTGATTTTCTGCCGACTTCCGGATTACTGAAGTTCAATGCCGGAGATCGTAACTGGCCCTTTGCTCTCAGTATGTGGCAGCTCGCGGTTGAAGCTAACTTGGCTGGTCCGTTTTCAGCGTTCGGGCCCTGCCGGCTTGCTACGACGGGAGCTCTTACCGGCACCTATAATTCTACTTCTAAACAATTTACCCTTACTGCCACAGGTGCACTCTCCGTTGATAGCACAAGCGTAAATGTCGGCGATCGCATCTTGCTTAAAAACCAGGTCACCGGTACGCAGAACGGTATTTATATCGTTCTCGTTGCGGGCAGCGCGGGAGTTAGTGCCGTACTTCAACGTACCTCTGATATGTATAGCACGGCTGTCCAGGGTGCAACCGTATGGATTATGGCCGGTGGCTCCCAGGTTTTGTCACAATGGTACCTTTCAACTGCCGCGCCTATCGTTATAGATACATCGACGATTACATGGACGGCCGTTTCTGTCGGCGCTACGGGCCCGCCAGGTAAACTCATTCCTGGCGATCAAGGCGAGCCTGGTGAGGATGCGTGGGTTATTCCTGGACCTGTTGGGGCTGCCTCAACCGTACCAGGACCGATAGGACCGATAGGGCCTACTATTCCTGGCGATCAAGGCGAGCGTGGCGAGGATGGCATGCCGATACCAGGACCGCCAGGGGCCGCTTCGACGATACCTGGCCCAACTGGTCCGATAGGCATATCGGTTTATATGCCTAACGACGGCGAGGCTGGTGAGGACGGGATGCCAATACCAGGCCCACAAGGGCCGGCCGCCGCCGGAGGTATGACCTGGAATTACGCTAATAGTGCTACAAACGCTGTTACACAAAACGGATACATGTGCGACACTTCGGGAGGTTCGTTTACTGTTACCCTGCCAGGTGCACCAGCAACGGGAGCGATCGTGGGAATTACTGATTGTGCGGGAACTTTTAATTCGTACCCTTTAACAATCGGCGCAAACTCTCTAAAGATAATGGGTATTTCTGCGGATATGACAGTATCAACACAGTATGCAAACTTTTGTCTTGTTTATTCGGGTGTAACTAATGGATGGAGGATAGCCCCGTGAGTGATTTAAGTCAGTTTTATTATGGCAAAATGACCAACACCTGTATGCTCTTTACGCCTGGAGTAGTATCTTTTACTATTCCATATACAGGAAAGCATAGAATATCAGCACTTGGTCCTGGAGGAAGTGGTGCAGCTATTTACGGTTCAACTCAAGGTGTGGCTTCGGGCGGTGGTGGCGGTGGATTTAGTGAAATTGAAATAAACATGGTAGCAGGTGATGTTCTTACCCTTTCGATAGGAACAGGAGGGGCAGCTGTCACATCTTCGGTTTCGGACACAGGAGTAAATGGAAATGCGGGAAGTGGAGCAACTACCGTTGTATGTGCAGCAAGAAGTTTATCCTTGTCAGCTGGTGCAGGTGGAGCAGGTAGCTGGCGTATTACCGCTGGCTCTTCTACTGGTGGTGCGGGAGGAACGGCAACGGGAGGAACAATAAACTCAACGGGTGGTGCTGGTGGTGCACCTACCCTTACGGCAACTTACTATAACGGATGCGGAGGCGGTGCCGCTGGAAGTCCTTGGGGAACGGGAGGCAGAGGAGGAAACGCAAATCAAGCCATGTCGGGTGGAACAGGAGGCGGTGCAGTAGGGGGCTTTACAGGTGGAGATGAAAATAATGCTACTGTTGGAAACACAAGTGGTGGTGGAACAGGAGGAAATGCAGCTGCGAATACTAATACGGCTGCAACCGCTGGTCCTAATAGAATGGGTTATCAAAGCAAGGCAAGTATGGATGGAGTATGGCGTCAGGGCGGCAATTATACCAACTCGGCTACTTCATTCTGTGTAGGTTTTGACTCCTTAATTGACCCATTTAGAGCCGTTTCGGGAGGCGGTGCAGTAGGGGCAAGTCAACAGGGTGGTGGCTCGGGAGCAGGTGGAGCAGGTTATGGTACTTCCTGTGGAGGCGTTCTTGGGGGTGGTGGGGGAACTGGTAATGGCACTCCTGGTTCTGCGGGTGGAGTTGGAGGAGGAGGCGGTGGTTGTGCTCATACTGCCACTTGTGTTTCGGGAGCTGGTGGCAACGGTTTAGTCGGGGTAGAAAGAATAGGATAGGGGAGGAATTATGGCAGTAAATTTTGGAAGGCAGATACTTGGCAAGGTTACCATCGGCATACAGGATTATTTCATCGTTTTAAACACGATTGACCAGGATTCGGGTCAAGTCCAATGGCTCTACTATGTAACTCACGGCCCCGCTTTTATTGCGATGGAGGAAATAATTGCCAACGGTATTCTTGACAACTACGATCAGACGCAAGACCCAGCGACGCATTTTGCTCCTGTAATTGCGGCTATGACCACGGCAGTAATGAACGCCCTCGCACCGGAAGAGAAGCTGACAGATTGGACGTCGAGGGGGGATGAATTAGCCAACTCTTATACGATAAGAGAAGGCGCTGACGGCAACTTAACTTTTGTCAAAAGAGATTGGGGAGCGAACCCCGCACTGAATCAATGGTTGGCCTGGGTGACCGGATTCATGGGTGACTTCGGAACTCCCGACCACGAATGGGTAGCCTTCTGTACTCAATATAATGTCGATTCAGCAAAGCTGATCGCTTTGTTTAACAAGTTCACAACATAACAAGGAGGATTATAGAAGATGGCAGCAAACAAACTTATCAGATTCGGACCTACGGCGTTGACAAACAGCGCCGCAAACCTTGTAAACCCGACTGTTTCCTCGTTAAGTGGGCCTATTGGTTTCACTATGACGGCACCTTACGTTATCATAAGGCATATCCGCATAGTCAACAAGACGGCCGGCGCGGTGACTTTTTCCCTTTATGTCGGCGCAACTGGTGGTAGCGCGGCCGGCACGGAATTTATGGGAACGCTGAACTCTGTCGCGGCGTACTCGTACATTGATTGGTACGGGGCACTCAGACTTGACGCCGCAGATTTCCTTACAGGGCTTGCAAGCGCGAATACTTCTCTTACCTTCGAGGCAGAAGGCGAGATCGGGATTTCGTAGTCCGTGAAGATAACGGACCTCACAGCCGAGGGGATTGATTATATCGTCGATAATCTTTGGGAGCGTGGCCGGCATGAGCTCGCGGTATTCGGCACGGCGATAGAGGATTTCCGGAAATACTGTAAGAGCATGATCGGCCAGCCCTGGGCGGCGATACTGTACGACGACGACATGACGCCGTGCGTCTTGATAATACTGCATCCCCTCGGAGGAATGAAGTGGGATATTATGTCACAGGCAACCGAAGAAGGATTTGCGAGGATATGGAAACCGATGGCGCGGTTCTTCAAACAGTTCTCCGACAGGATTATTGAGGACAATCCGGAATGGGAGCTCCAGGGCCGATCGGTACAGACGCACGAACGCACTCCGGATTGGATGGCATTGTTGGGCTTCGATCTTGTTTCGGTTGAAGGAGATCTTAAAACGTACATTAAAAAGGCGGTGACAGTATGAGCGGCGGCGGGTCGGCACCACAAGTATCGGAAACGGCATTACAGGAAAAACAGT